GAATGTTTTCTTCCCTTTCATAACCATCTTCTGCAATACGCTTAAATTTAATGTTAGGCATATACATCAACTGCTCTTCTACCGCATCACGGTAATCTCGTCTGTGATGCTTCTTTACACCAAATGATACAGTAGTACCATTCATAGCAACTGTAGGTACATAGTGCACTTTCGTTCCATCGCTAAGTACAATATGTGGGTTAGTGATACCAGCCTGAGGGTTAAATGCAGGTACAATAAAGTCTGTCTTGTAGTTGTAACAGTTCATCTTAAACCTCTTACCATTGTGCACAGTCTCTATAGTATAGAAGTCTACACCAGTAGACAATGCAACCTTAGCACCAAGGCCAAACGCACCGAAGTTCTCAGCTGTGTTACGCTTAGTTGAATAACCAAGCTCAAGCACACCTTCCAAACGACGTTCACCAATACCAACACCGTGGTCCTGTATAGTAACTACATCGCAGTATCCTGTTCCTTCATTCTCTTTGTATGTAATTAGTACGTCGTTGTTCTCTATATCTAGATGATTTAGATTGTAATAGCTAATATCAAAGTTACTATCACTATACTGCTCGCCGTGGCGCTCAATGTAATAGTCTTCTACTTTAGCTTTGTTTGTAAGTATCTCTATAGCCATCTCCTTCTCACGCTGTGCATCGGCACCATTGGTAGCCAACTCACGAACTGTAGACGGGATAGGTGTAGAGTACTGTGTAGACTGCAAGATGTCAAATACCATCTTTTCAGCACCCTTGTTAATCTTCTTAGCAAGGCCTTCAGATCCTTTGATCTGTTTGTCAATCGTTTTGATACTCATTTTTGTTTATTTTACTTTGTTCGTGTATTTCATTTAGTTCAACAGCTAGCTCAGCATACTTAATCTCTTTGAAGAATTGTTGTTGTACATCCCTGACTAGTATAAAGAACCCCAAGCCATATACCGGCTCAAAGATTCTATCAAACTTTTCAAGATCTTCAAGGTATCCAAATGTATTGTACCTTGTTTCTTCATACAATTTGTTAAGCTGCTTGGCTGTCTCGCTGTGACCCTTGGACATATCTATCCCAAGTCCATCCAGACGGAGGACCAAATCTTCTGTGTATTCCATAAATTAAAGTTGTTTAATTAATTCTATTGTTTGTAGTACCTGACCTTGATTCTTAGGTAGGTATAATACAGGCGGATCGCCTGCTTCTTGAAGATGATGTTTAAATAGTTTCCACTTTATAGGAAAGACATCATTAGCAAATCCTTTGACTTCTATAATCCATTTACCATTAATATCTACAAAGTCTGGCGTGTATGTAATGTCTCTGACCTTGTCAGTATTATTTACATATTGTCCTTTTGTAGCTTTCTTATTACTTGGCTCAATGCTTTCTTGTTCAAAACGAAACCCTTGCATGAGAACATATTTCTTCTTCTCATACAAACATTTTATTCCTGCATCCTCTAGTTTCTTGTATGTAAATAGTTCAAGCTTAGATCTAAACTTTATACCTTTATATACTTTAGAGACTGCATTCCTAACTTTCTTGTTCTTGGTTTGTTTCTTCCTTCTCTTCACTGCGCGGGATAAATAATCTGTCGTGGTAAAATTCTTCGTCAATATCTTTGATTGTATCTAATAATCTTCTTTCCTCTTCTTTAGCGGCTTCTTTTGTCTTCAAATCCTTAGACGTGTTGGTGCCTAAGTTAGCAAAAATACTTACACACTGGTGTAAAATATTATCTATCTTTTGCTTTACTGCTTGATCTTCTGTGTATTTCATATCTGTAATTCTATTAAGGTTTTCATTCCACCAAAGCTTCCAAACTTTGCAATATAATCTGACACATCCTTTACTTGATAATCCTCTGGGATATAAATATTATTTAGTCTGTACTCCGAACATATCTTTGCAGCCATTGTCTGTCCCGGATTGTTTAGATTAGTAAAGTCATTGTCATAAAGTACTGCTACTTTCTTGAACCTTTCTTTGATCTCTTCGATGGTTTCCCTTTTTGGCATGTACATTTCTGATTGCATGGCGATTGCTGGGATACCTTGCTCGAATAAACACATGACATCTTTGAGAGATGATGTAATAATACAGAGATCTGCTTCTTTAGGTAGTTGATCATATCCTTGAATTTGTTTAGCGTTAGTGTTACTCATCCACTTTACCTCATCGTAAGGAGAGTAGATTTTGTATTTGTTACCCAACTTGTACGCATAGCTTAAGTTACAGCTAAATCTACTTTCGTTTATCCAGTAGTGCGAAATTGGGCTAACTGCAAACTTAATCAAAGTTTTCTTACTAATCAAGTACTTAGACCAGAAGTCAGCATCTTTCTTCATCCAGGGTCTAGACTTCTTTTTAATAACTACAACCTTTTTAGGTACAAGTTTCATATTAGAACGATAGCCTAGGTAGCCTCTTGTAAAATCCATCTCAGTTTTATGAGACGCAAGATTAAGACCAAAGTCATTGTCAATAATACGTAAAGCAGAGTAAAACTCGCAGTTAAACAACTGCATTACGTAGCTAAAACAATCAAATGTGTGATCGGGATGACCAAAGTCTTTATATAAAAGCCTGTCATGCCATTGAATGATAGAGGCAGAAGGTCTAGCGTCTTTACGTAGCTCACTACAAAACTTCTGCCCAAAACCTTTGAAAGAAGAACAGTAATAACTGAAGATGTCAATCTCTCTAATCTTATCAAGAATCTTTTCTTTAGATAGGTGATCTTCACTGTTTCTACTTTTAATCATAAGCGTGCTAAATTAATAAAAAATGGGGAGCTTTTACACTCCCCATATTTTAAAGCCATACTACTATAATATTAGACCCAGTCATCATCCTCTGATACTGTAGCATCTTCAGCGTCTGGAGTAACTACAGCTAGCTGTGGACTGAATGTGCCCCATGCAAGTGTAGTATCAAACTCAGCGTTGAATGCCCCATAATCATCATTTAGATTCTTAACAAAGATGTCATCTCTCTGTGGTCTAACACGTCCAAAGACTTTAGTGTACACAGATTGATACTTACCATCTTTAACACCGACTAGCAATCTAACCTCATTGCCTTCAAGTAACTTAACCAAAGCTTTCACTTCAGTGATGTCACCTTTAACAATCTTAGCTATACTATCGTATGATACTTCGTCACCATTAGCAACGTTAGCCCATGCTTTAGTAAAGTTAACCAAGGTCTCTTCACCTGTCAATGCTTTACGCAAACCTTCTTTCTTGAACCAGTCGTACTCAGGCTCACCGTCTGACCAGGTAGCTTGACCAACAGAGTTAATCCATTGGTTCTTACCATTCTGTGACACACGCTCAGATCCATTCATCAAGATGTCAAATCTTGTAGTAAGGTCATCATTCTTAACCCAGAATGTAAGCTTGAAATACTCAGTACCATTTAGGTCTGCATAATAATTTGGGTCTTGTTTTACCATAATACCCAAGTCGTGCAGCTCAGCCATTGTAGGATTCACTGCGATTACTTTGAAGTTACCAAGCCCAGAATAAAGTTTTATTCCACTTCCGCCTGCTACTTCAACATTACTGTCATTGCTTTTAATAGCCATAATTTAAAATAGTTTTAATAATTAAAATTCATATTCATCCGTGTCATCTTCCTGCTCAAACTTCTCTTGTAGTTCAGGTGTAGCTGCTATAGTAGACATAGCTTCTTGATGTACATCCGGTTCTTCTACAGGAATACTAGTTTGATTAGGATCTACAGTAGTAGTATCATCTACAAAGTTGAAAGATAACTTACGTTTTTTCTTAGCTTTCTTACCCTTCAATGATGGGTGCTGAAACATCTGTGTTACTTCCCATTTCTCAAGACCGTACTTCTCCTGAATACCTGTACGGTCAATACCGTTATCCAGGTCTTCCAGAATCATAGATACTGTGATAGTTGATGGTGTTGTGTTCTTCTGCGTTGCCTCGCCAGGATTGTTTGTGCGTGCTTCAATCATGATTTTTTAATTTTACGCGGTTAATCTATAAATATACTTGACCATTGTAAAGGCATGGTCTCACCTTTCAAGTGATCGCAACGTGAGCCTGCAGTCACATCATCCATAGAGTTGAACGAAATCATAGTTTGTTCATCTTCTCTGTAGATATAACCAATAGCATCTGCGTTTGCGCATGTGATAGACTTAATCTTACCAGTCAAATCAAGATCTTTAGTTGCAACTTCTTTGCCTTTCTTTTCAAGCATCTTGTCTTTTAGGTGACCAACTAGTATAATGTGATCTGCCAGCTTGTTCAATCTATCTATCCATTTCTTGTATGCAATACGTAAGTACAGATAGCCTGCACCGTTAGGCAAAGAAAGTACAGATGCACCTGGATTCTTTTGTTCAAAGTTCTTACCCATAGGTGTAGCTGTATATATTTTCTTTGCTTCTTCTTCACACCACTCTTCGAGCTTAGTGATAGTGTCAATAGCAATGTACTTGTAGGGCTTACCCTCTTTCATAATTGCTTTACCAACTTCAGCTAGTTCAGCCAGGCTTCCAACTTGCACTTTCAGTGCATCAACCATATCTGAACCATCTTCCAAGTCGATGATCAAGCAATCATCTAGTTGTGATAATGCTGTAGTCTTACCAATCTTTGGTGGACCATAGATTACCATGTTTTTAGGCGATTTACGGGACGCCTTGACCTTCTTTTTCGGTAGTGTAATCATTTGTTTCTTTCTTTAATAGTGAATGTACTCATATCTGCTTCATACCCAATCATACCAAGCAAGCCGTCACGATTCTTTTCCATGTGACATGCAAGCAGGCCTTGTGGATTTTCGCCGCAATATGTTTCTGTAATACCATACAAATCATAGGGACGATTAAGAATCATAACTACATGTGCATCTTGACCAACAGAGTCACCCCCAAACAGATCTGTTAGTAGTGGCTGATACTGGTTCTTAGCACGATGTTCTTGTTCTATGTTACGATTAAGCTGAGATAATAAAATGTTAATAACTCCAAGTTTAGATTGCATCCACATACAACCCTTGGAGATTGTATTAAGCCTACGTAATTCTGTTTCTTCATTACCACGTATCAAACGTGAGTGGTCGAATAAATTAATTACTGTATGCTCAGGATGTTGTTCAAATAATTCCTCATTTGTTTTTGTAATATACTCCATTGTACGAGGTATGTTGTTGAAGTATATGGGATAGTTACCATACTTTTGCACCTTGGATGCATAGCTTTTGAAATCAATATCTGACAGCGGTGACTCCACTGACAATAGATCTGACATCTGTTTCTTTACATCTTTAGAAGCTGAGCGCATCACTTGCTGATAGCCAGGCATCTCGAAGGTCCAGTATAGAACTATAATTTTTTTATCTTTATTTGTATCTAGTACATCAAAGATAAGTTGGTTACTAAATGCTGACTTACCCACACCGGGACGTCCAGCAATCACGTACATCTTACCCTTTTGTAATCCACCTAGAAGATTCTTGTTTAGTCTTTTCCAAGACGTAGCTAGCACATTGCGCTGACCAAGTTTGGCTTGCTTTACAATTGCTATGGACTGATTAACAGCCCTATCTATTCTTTGAAATCCTCTAGTTTGGAATACATCAGAGTTGCCGTGTGATTCGGTTTTCTGATTGTTCTGCATTCTCGTCTATATTAATGTATTTTTCCCATGTATAATTATTAAGCCAAGTCTCTAGCTTTTGCATGTACTCCAACCTGTCGCGTTCAATCTTGAGTTGGGTCTTCAATAGTCCCATAATCTTCTCATGTTTAAATCTTTTATTACCGACAATTGTACTGTACTTTGCTTTAGCTTTTGCATTAGACTTACATAATGGATCAGCTGCATGTAATATTCTGTAGCCTCTACCAGTAGATACCTTCATAGGATATGTACTGATTAGTTCTGCAAACATCTGGTCAAAGTCTGAAGAAAACAAATCAATAAACTCCTGTCTAATGATGTGCTCTTCAATTTTTGAACCAAGCTTTACAAATCCTTTTGACTGTAGCATCTCCCAATTAGGTGATAGCTTCAACTTTGTCAAGGTTTTGAATCCGCCTCTGTATATAGCATAGAGTGCTAGATAATCATCTGCACTGATCTCATTTTCTATCAATAGATTTATGTCAATTTCCACTTGCATAAGCTTGTAAATTTACGAAAAATGCACCTGATTATCAAGATAACCAGGTCACATTATTCAATGATTTAACACTATTTTTTAGCCATTTCTCTTCTTGACTATCTTTAACGTATAGTATAATTATCTTACCAACTTTACCTTCTTGGAATCTAATAATCCTACCAACACGTTGTATCATAGTCAAACCTTTACTAGTCAAGCCACATATAACAGCCATCGTAGCATCAGCAACATCAAAGCCCTGGTTCAACGCCTTAGTAGAACATAGTACAGGCTTATCACCTGATCTAAAATCCTTCAAAGCTTGTTCCTTCTGCTTTTTAGTTTTACCAGAGTGGTACACACTAGAAAATGTTTCTGTAGCATCAGCAAGTTTGTTTGTAAACTCATTGCTACCACCAAATACTAGTATCTTTTCTCCTACATTCTTAATCACAATCTTCTGTAGCTCTGCAATCTTACCATCAGCATGATCTACTACAGCTTTACGAGCTCTAATAGCTCTGTAAAATTGTGCAGCTGCAGCTTTCTCTTCGTTAGTTGCAGTATGCTTACCTGCTCCCATGATATAGTTAGCTCTATCAAATGCATCAAACTGTCCAAGTGTATACTTTGCGTACACAAATGTATTGTTAGCTTTCTTATACTCTGCTGTTTCAGCATCGCTAAGCTTGATAGGCTTGCATATAACTTGGTAAGGTGATACAAGTCCTAAGTTTACACACTCGTCTAGAGATATGCTGTAAACAGTAGGCGCTAGATTGTTTAACACTTCACAATAGTCTATGTCTTCAGGCAATGTAGCAGTCATACATAATAACCTATCCCAGGTATTGTTCTCAAAAAACTTCCGATATTCAGGTGAAAGGCCAAGATGTATCTCATCACACACAACTACGTTATAATGTTTATCAGTCAACTTGTAAGCTGATTGATAACACATAACTTCTATATGTTCTAACATGTCGTTGTAGCCCCACTTAATAAACTCTTCTTTAAATTGCTCTTGTAACTGTTGAGTAGGCACAATAATTAAGGCGTTACCTTTACTATCATGCTCATCAATACTATGTGCTACTGCTAGCACACCGCATCTAGATTTACCAAAACCAGTACCCGCAATTATACTACCTGTAAAGCCAGCTTTGGCCCAGGCGTTTAGAGCTTTTCTTTGCTCTTGGTCTTTTGTTTTAATTACACTAGTCATTACTTGCATTTCCATAAGTTTACTGTTCTTTCTGTTACCGAGTCATAGTAGTCACCTGCGTGCTCTACTAATCCTTTGTTACGAAGTTCAGAAACTCTACCTGTAACTCTGTTTATGTCCCAATCTAGTTTCTTAGCAATCATTCTATTGGTTGCTTGTCCTAAATCCATTTTAAGTACTGTAAGCACTTGCGCCTGGCGCTTGCTTATTACACCGTCATCAAACAATTGTTTGTACGATGCTGTTGATTTGTCGTTTATCATAATCTGTCTCTGTCTGGGTCTGGTTCATAATTACTTATTGTTTCTAGAATAGTACTTTGTACTTCTTCTTCATCTACAAGATCAGTCTCTATTAAAAATCTAAAGACATCTACTTGTATAAGGTTATCGTTAGTGTCTGAAAACACAGCCCATATATTGTTAATATTTACTGAAGGACTTATAGGCTCTTCGTCCCAGTGTCCTCCGGATTGACCTGCGTCATAGTCGTAATCAACTGTGACCTGCCAACCTCCTTCTAGTTCTATTGTTTCTAATGCCATAATTAAATTCCGTTAGTTATTATCATATACAGTATGATACTTATCATACCTATAAAACCTATTGTACATGCAAACATGTTGTAATCAAATTTATGTTTTGGCTTATTCATGATAATAATTCTGTTACTTTGTTAATCTGTTCTTTTAATTCTTCATTCTCGTGTTCAAGATACTCTACACGTGCGGCAAACTTTGCAATCATCTCATCTTTATCATTGCAATCACCCATACCCTTGATACCTACAGCTGTAGCACATATATTGAAGAACTCTTCATATGCTTTATCTACATCCATAAGATCACAATGTACTTTGAATGCATGTAATACAGTAGCATGATCTCTACTAAACACAGCAGCGTTAACAGTAGAACTGTATTTCAACTTATCATTGATAAGTACCATACATATACGTCTAGCTGCAACTATCTCACCGGTTCTAAGTTTACCTCTAATTTTACTGATAGGAACTTCAGTAAGCCTAGACACAGTAGCAAGTATTCTTGCCACGTTTGCATCTAGTTTATATAATTTTACTTTTCCCATGATTTACTAATATTTGTGTCTGCTTTCAACAGACCGTTTGTTACTACCTCAAGAGCTGCCTGCTCCATCAGTTCAGTTAATCTTGTTACCCACTCTTCTGCATATTCTATCTTGCAAACAGTGTCAACTTGATCGTGTACAGTCATAACCATTTTTACAGGCACATTATGTGCTTTAATGTACTCTCTAATGAGTATCATTGCTTTCTTAGTCATGTCTGCAGATGCGCCTTGTATTGGTGTATTCTTACTAGCACGTTCTATACTACCAAGTTCAAAAGCCTGACTCTTGTCTTTGTAGATACGAGGATACCATGTAGGAAACCAACGACGTCTATTGTAAGGTGGAAATGTTTTGATGTATCCAAACTTCTTACCAAAGCTACCTAGTTTATCTAGGAACCCACCAATAGACGGGAACGCCTCAAAGTATTTATCAATCAAACTCTCTGCTTCTTTGATGCTGATGTCTAAAGTGTCTGCAAGTTTATGTGGACCCATACCGTAAGCTAGTCCAAAGTTAATAGTCTTAACATTTGTACGTAGCTTACCGTGTTTAGGGCACTTACATTTACTTTTGTTTATCATAAAACTGCAATCATCTTCAGCTGTATCTATCCACTCTTGTCCATACACAAGATCTGCACACACACTGTGTAAGTCTTGTCCTTGTTCGAGAGCGTTTATCCATACAGGATCTTTAGAACCAAATGCAATAACATTTAGTTCTTGAGAAGAGTAATCAGAAGAAACAAAACACCAATCTCTAGGAGCAAGAAAACAATTACGGAACTTATTATCCGCAGGTATCTGTTGCATGTTAGGTTTCTTAGATGCGACACGACCAGTGTCAAGTATTTGGTTGAATTGCGTATGTATTTTACCATCGCTTGATACAAATTTAAAGAAGTCTTTACCATAAGAAGTAGCAAGCTTCATCTTTTCTTTATACTTTACGTATTTATCAATGAGCTTGTGTTGACGTCTATACTTAAACATCTTCTTACCGTTAACATCTTCTAGTTCAGGGACTAGTTTCTTAAATATCTTAAGTACTTGCGTAGGGCTAGTCCACTTAATGTTAACCTTACGCAGTTCTTCTTGCTCAGTAAACAAGTTGCCTTGAATATGAGAAGGTACAAACTCAGACAGGACAATGTTATCAAGCACCATCTGGTCCAGTTCGTCACGCATACCCAAAGCTTCTTGTTCACTAGCTTTTGCTATAACTTCCCACTTATCTCTGTCAATATCAATACCATTATATTCTATGTCAGCAAAGGCAAGCACAGCTTTATTCTCAAGTTCTACTACATTCTGTAGTTTAAACTCTTCTATCTTAGGCAACTGTAGTTTACGAAGCTTACATAAATATTCTACATCTTTGGCACCATATACTATCTGGTCATCACGATAGGCTTGACCGGATAACCCTATAAATTGGTTTCTGATTTCTTTATTTAGCTCTACATTTAAGTAGCGCTTACAGAGGTCTTTCAGTCCATAGCCTATGTGACGACCACAAGATAGTATTCGTTCTACCAAAAACGTATCATAAATTCCATCACATTCTATGTTTGCCCATTTTTTAATAAACTTGTAGTCAAACTTAGCATTGTGAAATATCTTTGTAATAGCTGGTGATTCTAGTATGTTCTTCAAAGGACTGATGTCTATGAATCTAGTATCAATGACAAACTGTTGATGTTCATCACCAATTTGAAACATAATCATCTTCTTACATGTAAAGTCAAAACCTTCAGTTTCTGTATCAACACCTAGAACTTCTTTGTCGTGGCAATAGTCTACCACATTTTGAATAGTGCCTAGCTTATATGAGTCGCTCAGACTTGTTGTTTGC